GAACAGTGCCGCTGGTCGATCCGGTGTAGGGATCGGTCATCAGATCGAGCCCTCCCCACATGCCCATGATCAGATCGGCGAAGTTGCCGAAAATAATTGCAGAGAGGCCTGAGTTTGCCGTGCCCTTGCTGAGGTTCGACGGCACCTGGTTGGAAACCCCGGCAGCGTAACCGTTCAGCGGCTGCGCTCCCCTTTCCCAAACCGGCATTCCGTTTGTGGCGGCAAACATCTCAGTCTTCTTGAGCTTGCCGCGCACCTTGGTGTTGGTCAGATAGGCAAGGTTGCCAATCGCCGCATTGTCAACCGCCACGGCGGTTTCAAGGTCGACGATGTGTTCGTAAGTCGGCGCCAGACCGTTGGTGCCGCCTGCGACCGAACCGATGCCGCTGGTGTTCAGGATACCGCGGGGCTGGTTCGAGCTGCCCGAACCGTTGATCCCGGCACGATCCAGCTCAAGGCCCAGCACCGTAGCAAGGTCCTGACGCAGGAACGCTTCAACATCCATCGAGCTTTGCAGCAGCAGCTTGCGGCTGATGTCGGTGAACGCGCCCACCGTCTTCGGGGTCATCGTCACCTGGTCGAACGCAGGCTGGCCTTCAGTCGGCGAACCGGATTCCGCAACCCAGTAAGCGGTTGCACCGCCAGTCTGGCGCGGGATCGCGATGTTGCCGTTCAGATCGCCTAGGCGGCGAATGCCGAGCCCTTCCAGAACCATCGCATTGCGCAGCAGATCGATGAAGCTGTCGGCCAGCAGATCGGTCGAAACCGTGTGGCCGCCCGCTGTGGCCGTGCCGACAACCAAATCACGCTGCTGCCCACCCAAATGGGCGCGCAGCACGTCGACCGGAACGGTCTCGCCACGATGATCAGTCTTGTGGGTGCGCTTGCGCGCCTCTGCCGAACATTCCAGTTCGAACTGGGCGGACTCTTGTGCGCTGCGATCGTTCGGATTGGCCAGCGCGTTCATCAGCCGCACAAAGCTGTACTGCCGCTGCTCGCGCTCGGACAGGCCCACTTCCGGGCTTTCCGCGAAGCGCAGCGCCGACGAACCACCAGCCTTGGCTTGGTACTCCGTGACGAACTCGTCAAGGCTGCGGCCATCCTCGATCGCCTGATCGGCCAGATCGCCGCAGTTGAGCCGCTGGCCCATCGCGCGGATGTTGTTGATGCGAGCCCGTTCAGCAGAGCGAACATCACGCTCAGATGGGCCGCTGGGTGCAGCAGGCGCCGGCGTGTCGGCGCGGGTCTGCGCGGGGGCTGGTGCCGTGTTATTGGCAACAGCAGGCGAAGTGGCAGGTGCAGCCGCACCGCCGTCATTCCGGGTAGCAGTCATCTCGTCTTCCTCTTGTTGGATAAGGGTGCGGGGGTCGAACCCCGCCGGTTCGCCGTCACGACCAACGCCAACCGATGGATCGGCAGGCACGGCCACAAGGCTGATTTCATAGGGTTCCCAATCGGTGGCCCGGTAGGTTTCGATGCCGTCCTTGGCTTTGTCGAGGACCAGCTCGTGAATGCGATAACCGACGCTCACCAGTTTGCGGATACCGTCCTTGACATCTTCGAAGATCTCTTGCGCCCGCGCCGATTTGCCAAACCGGACGGTCGCCAGACCCTTGCCTCCCTTGATCGAGGCGCGCTCGACCACACCCACCTGGTCGCGGGTATTGTGGTCCATCAACAGAGCGCCGCCATTGTTCAGGCGGCCAAGCCTGACAGACGACGCCTTGTGATCCAGAACTTCGGTCCCCCACCAACGCTGATAGGGCTCCTCTGAAGAAAAGCTCAGCTCAACAGTGCGAGTTTCCTCGTTGACGCTCTCGGCGCGAAGATCGAACGACAACTCACGCGTCAGCCGCTCAGGCGGCGACTCCGCGTCGCGCTGCATCTGCGCGCCCGCCATCGTTCCGGCAGCACTGCCGATCATTACCCTGGTCATGCTGTTACTCCTGAAATTTGGACCGCTACCGGTCGTCATCGTCATTGCGCGGCGACGCTGCACCGCCCTGCGGTGTCGAAAATCCACGCTCACCTTCGTCATCCAGCTCAGCCCAGACTTCGTCCGGATCGCGGCCGCGCTCACGGATAATCTGCGCTCGGCTCTTGATGCCCAGGGCAACAGCCTCGCGATCGGCTGCAACATCCTTTGCAGGATCGACCCAGTCCCACCGCCGACCGAAAAACACCGGCGCGTTGAACTTGTCGAACTGACTGTAGGGCAGTCGGCGCAGGTCCGCGTCGAACAGCATTGCTCGGGACAGCCACCATTCAAACACCGTGACCTTGAAGGTCTCGATGTACCAACCCTGCATCTGCTTCCACATTTCCCGCTCGTCGAGCGTGCCCGAACGAATGGAACTGAAATTTACCTGCGTCAGATCACCGGTCAGACCGTGATAGCTCACAAGACATCCAGTCGCGATTGTCCGCGCTATTGCCTTGACGAACGGATCATAATTCGCGTGCGGGTAATCAGGGTTCCACTCGGTCAGTTCATAGCCATCAGGGATGACATCGAATTGCCCTGGTGCAGCTTCACTGATGAAATCCTGTTCTTCACCAATCCCATCGGCGCTATCGTCATCGCTGCGAATCGGCGCGCCTGCCTCTGGGTCTTTCTGTTGAAAGAACCCCATCTTGGCCGCGCCGACATTGGCTGCTACCAGAGACGCTTCATCATACTGATCAAGCATCCGCGAACGACGCAGCGCAGCATAGGCCCACGGCACTCCGCGCCATTGATCGATTTCTTCAGCGATAAAAAGGTGATGTATTTCTTCTGCCGGCACACGGTCGTAACGCTGCGTCCAATGTCCGTGAATGTCGCCAGTCTTGGTCTCACGGCGAATCCAGTACGCCGCCGGTTTCATCCATACATCAAATTCGACGCCCATCCGGATGCGGTGGCCGTTCGGCAGTTCGCGATTTAGTTCCTCATCCAGAACATGGCCCGAAAGCACTTGCAGCTGACAGTTGTGAATTCCTCGGTCACTGCCCTCAACCTTGCGAACCAGAACCTCACCGTCGCGCGCGATCATGGTCATCAACAGCGCGTCGAGCTGGTTTTCGCTCAGCCGTCCGGTGACATCATATTGGCCAATTTTGCACCACCGCAGATAGGCGGCGCGCACGCGCTTGCTGTATTCCAGCTCGGGTGTGCCGTCGCTGCGGCGGCAATCAACCTTGAGCGTGAAGCCAGACGGCCCCACGACATTCGTACGGATCAGGCTCGACAGTTTGCGTCCGAATTCATTGTTCCGGAAAAAATCCCGGCTCCGCGCCCGCATCAGGCGCAAATCCTTGTAGAGCGACTGGTTGACGGTCAGGTCCGTGCGCGTCCAGCTTTGCACCAGGCGATCGGTTTGCCCAACCTCATAACTGCGGCTCAGAGACTTGCGCGACATAACATGGCGCGGAAGCTTCATGAACGGCGGCGTGGACGGGGCCAGCTCGGCACCATCTCCCGGATGCGCCTTGTCAGAACGCCCAATCTCAAGTCCGAGGATCTTCATGTCAGAGCCTCATCTGTACGCGCTTGGGCCCACGTCCCTTGCTGGTTTCGCGCGCCACGATCCGCGCATAGTGCCTGCGCAAATCGAGCAGATCGCGATGCGGTATTTTCTCAATTGTGCGCCCGTCAGCAAACACGAACTTCATGTCCTGCGCTGTCGCTCGATCCGCCAACACCGCATCAATGGCATCCAGCGCCTGCTTTGCCGCTGTCCGCAGATCGGTCGCGCTGGCCGTTGGGTCGGCCAAAACCATAATGTGCCCGTAATCAATCGTTGACCGCTCACCGCTCTTTGCGGCGGCGACCAGGTATCGATGCAGGCCGCTGGCCAGTGCTGTCGAATTCGCCGAAGTGACTGCAATGTTCCACGCAGCCAGCCCATCTGTGCCTGAAACTGTCAACGGAGTGCCCCCGGCTTCGGGTGTCAACGTCAGAGAAACAGCCCAGCCATCAGCCGCAGGATAAGCGCCCACCGCCAGCGCAAGCGTCAGGCTGTCACCCGCAATGATCTGCGCGGGCATCCGGCTGCGGTTCATGCGATCTTCCTAATTGAGGCGAGCCATCCACCCCTTTCCACGCCGGGCCGGGGCCTTGCGCTTCTTTGGGGCAGGAGGCGCAGGGGCCTCATCGCTTGTCTGTGTCACTGCGGCTTTAGCCGCTTTGGGTTCAGTGATCTCGTGGCCGCTCGGCCACAGGATCGAATAACCTTTCCATATCCAGCGCATATCCGTGCGCGACTGGGCGTAGCCAGGTCGCAGCAAGGTCGCCTCGCCATAGACCAGGTGATCCCAGGTCTCGTTGCGCGTGCGCCGCTTCTTCCACTTGCCGTCGACAATCTCTTCGGCGGTGATTTCGTCAATCACGCTGTCCGGCAAATCGCCGGGAAAATGGACGTAACCGGGTCCGGGCGTCTGCCTGCGCAACCTGGCATCAATGATGTTCTTGATCTTGTGGACATTCGGAATCCACAGCCTTGCCGAACGGCGCCGCGCTCCGCCCTTGATCTTCTGGTCGGCGAACTGGCCCGCAGGCATCAATGGCCCGGTTGGCTTTGATCCACCTTTCAACAATGTGATGCGCCGCTCGTGGACGCCCAGCGCCAACGCCGCGTTGAAAAAAAACTTCGCGCCTTCGGTGGCCTGATCACCGCTCTTGTCACTGCCGCCAGTATCAACCGCGACGCCCATGATCGGCGCATGGCCGACAACCATACCCGGCTCGATAACGACGCCGCGCGCATCGACTTGCGCACCCGCCACCATCGGCACTTTCCGGTCGAACAGCGGTAGCAAAGCCTTCCAGTGTTCCTTGTGCACGAACGGCTGAACGCCGGTGATCCCGTCGTCCAAAACATCAATCGCGAACCGGTCAACCAACCACGTCTCGCGCCCAGAGGCAAAGCCGAGGATGGCAACTTCGAACCGGTCGTGCTGCACATCAACCTGTGCCACCAGAACCTTGGGCCCCTTCGGCACTGTGCCGATCCGCCATTCGCGGTCGCGTCTCCTTTTCAGTTCCTTGCTCTCGATCGGCTTTTCGCCTGAAAGCTGGCTGCGGTAATTCTTCCCGCCCTTTACGTTGAAGAAGCTGCGAAGCAGGCTTTCATCCTGCCGAGCCTCCCAGGCAATTTGTGCTTCACGCCACTGGCGCGCCAGCTTCGGCCAACTGGTGAAAGCAAGCAGACCGTCCCGCCTAAACGTGCGGCGGTGCTTGCTCGCCTTTGAATTTCTGGCAACGAATCCCCTGTTGGGCAGTTCTGCGCACGATCGCAGCAACTGCAATCGGGCCGAAGGCTCGAGCACACAGCCATTGGCACCGCAAACAACGTGCGCTGATGCCGCCGCCTCATCTGGCGATCCCAGATCAAATTTCAGGTCGCGCCTGATGTTGATTTCCCACCGCTCTCCGCAGCAGATGCAACGCGGCTGCAACCGCTCGTCAGTCCCGGCCTCAACGAAGGCTTCGATGCCGCCGCCATCAAGCGCCGGACTGGATGATACCAGCTTGGTTTCCCGGCCTTCAAACGTAGTCTGCCTGCCATCAAGCAGACCGAGCAATCCGCCTTCGCCCTCGATGTCTTCGGGCATTGCGTCAAAATCATCGGCCCAGACATTGCAATACGGACGCTGCCGCAGCTGCGACTTCACCGGCCATGCGGCCCCCACGTACATGCCCTTGAACAGCTTCAAGTGCATATTGTCGGCGCTGCTGTCGGGCAGCAACGCATTGCGGAGCGCCGGGACAACCCGGATCAACTCGTTGATGCGCAGCTTCACAAACGCTTCGGCAGCAGCCTTGTCGGGCTGCACCATCAGGAACGGATCAGCAGAACGATCAATCGTCCAGCCAAGCCAAGCCTCACCGACCATCGACTTACCGCCCTGGGCGGGGCCCATGTCACCCACTTCCACCGTTTCCGGATCGGACAGGGCATCCATGATTTCCGCCAGGAACGGCAGCGCCATCGAATCGTAATGCGGAATGTGCCGCTCGGCCCACTGACTGACAGTCAGCCGCTCTTTAGGACGGTACAAATGCGCGAGCCGAGCGATCAGCTGCGCGCCGGTTTCAAACGGCGGCAGCGGCTCCAGTCGCTGCATCAACATCGTCTTGCTCCGTCAAAATCTCCAATGCAGTGGCAAAGGCTTTGCGATCCGCATCCATCAGGGCGTCACCGGCAGCAATCTGTTCGCGCGTCAGGTCGACCCGCTTGCCTAGCCTCGCCATAAACGTCGCGCGGCGGCGAGCATCTGTCACCAAAACGTCCGCGATCGCGGATTCAATGTCTGCTTTCCGGATCAGATCGCCGCGCTTTTCGGCAACCTTGATCGCGTAAAATTCTTCTTCGAGCAGCGCCTTGCGTTCAGCTGCCGAAAGTCCGGCCTGCTCAACGTCGCTCGCTGCTCCTTCGCCTAGCAACTCGAGGCCGAACTGGCGCACCAGATCGGCGTGCTCGCGTTCAGCGGCAATGCGTTTTTCGTCGCGCGCCTTTAGCCAGGCAATCGCTGGCGCGACATCGATCTCATATGCCACGCCGTTGGTGCCGGGCTTGGCCGGGAAATCCGTATTGTCCTTAATCAGCTGCCGCAGCGTCACCTGCGAAGGCACGCCCGGAATGGCAGCGAACTCAGCCAGTGATGCGGTGATGCGATCAGTCACGACGCAAACCGAAACAACAAGCGAGACCCTGGAAAAAATCCGAAACTCTCACACAAGCCGAGCCTTCGGCTCC